ACATTTGCTGCATCAACAGAGCAAGTTCCACCTACAAACTCAAATAACATTGACCTTTCTTACACATGCAAGATTGTTGCAACAGGCGCTGGTTCAATGAAGTTAGGTAATCTTGACCCTGTACGTAAAGGAATCCCTGTTTCTCCAGCAACTAACTACGTTTTATCTGCACAGATTAAGTCACCAGCAAGTGCGGGAAGTATCACCCCTAAAATTACTTGGCATGACGGTACTGGAAGTCAACTAGGAAGCACCATTTCTGGAACAGCAACAGCTGGAACAAACACTTGGGCTGAAACATCTGTAACAGCTAGAACACCTAAAAAAGTGTCTGAGGCTGTAGTGAATGCTGTTGGCGCATCTGGCACAGTTACTTACACAACGTCATCAGACCACAACCTTGTTGCTGGAGAAGTAGTAACTATAAATGGATTTATTGCGCCAGATACTGCGTTTAATTTAACTGACGTAACAATAGCTACAGTCCCAACAAGCACGACCTTTACAGTAACTTCTTCGGTTACAGGTACAACAACCACTACTGGGTTAGTAACTAACTCCAGTACAGACGCTTACTACGCAAGTGTTGATCTTGCTTGGTCTGCTGCAGGAACTTATTACGTAGATATGGTCTGCTTTCAAAGCGGACAAACTGTTGCGTACGATGAAGCGCGTTCTTTAGACATTTTTTTACTACCAAACAAAACAAATTTTATTAAAAACCCAACTTTTGAAACAGACGTAACAACCAGTTGGACTAAAGTTGGTACAAACCTAACTGTAACTCAAGATGCAGATAACCCAACAGAGTCCTATTCAGGTGCACACGGAGCAAAACTAGTTAACACAAGCGGTGATTGGTCATACACCTCAAACACTTTCCCTATTGAAAAGGGTCAGTACTACTCATTTTCTTTCTACAAAAAAGCAACAGCAGGGTTTACTTTGACAGTTGTTGGTAGAGACAGCGGAGGAACTGTGGTGTCAGTAGATGCTCCAGCACCTTACACAGTCGGACTTTCCGCTACGTGGGTCCGTGATTACTACACTGTACTTGTAGGAGTTAACTCTGATATAGAAACTCTAGAAGTACAGTTCTCTGGAACTGGTGCAAACACCTTATTCTTAGACTCAATCCAAGCTGAGAAATCACCAAAATCTACAGACTATTTTGATGGCAGTCTGTTGGCAATTAGCGGTAACCCTTTTGGAGCAGTATGGCAAGGGGCTGTTGGTAACTCTTACTCTTCAGTATACAATAGCAAACCACTAAAGTTGCCTCGCCTTGGTTACACCCTTAAGGATTGGGTTCCTCAAAACCTCTTCTGGAGGATTAGGACTTACGAAGCCTTGGAGTACACAAACCTAACAGCGGTGTAGTATGCGCCTATGGTCAACCTACTTATAGCAGTACTCCTATCGGGGTTAGCAGTAACTTTTACAATTGAACTTATATCTCTTGGCTTAGGTCTTCTAATAAGCAAAGAAAAACTATACGCGTTTCTTTCATTACCACTAAGCTTTGGTGCGCTACTTTGCTTCTACAGTGTCAACTTAAAGTTTGTTGTTTCTGTGCCAGCAATATCATTTATTGCTCTACTAATAAATAAATACATAAATAAACCGATAACAATTGCGGCACCAAGACGATAGGAACACAATGAAAATAGCTGTTTTTTCAGAAGATGACTTAGATGTATCACTTGGTATTGACCAACTTCTCACAAAGTATTCTGAACAATCGCCCGAAGTACTTTTTCCAGTAAAGACAGATTACGAGCACTTCTCTCAAAGCATTATACGAAAGTGCTTAGAGAACCAAGTAAAAGTAACTGCTTTTTTAAGTGATGCTACAGATGTAGGTCACATAATCAAACAGGTAGATTCATTTGTGCTCTGCGAAGACCCAGTGAACGACTTGTTACGACAGCTATCTACTGGAGATGCAATAGGCATTGTTTGGACAGATAGCCTCACTGACCACCTAATCATCCACACCGTTGAAGACCTTGCGTTAGATACGTGGGATATAACTGACGGAATGGACCCGCTTGAAATGGACGAGAACCCATTCTTGGGTATGGACCCAGATGAACTACACGACGGCATGCACAAGGCTTTAGGAGTCTTTGTAGATATGATGAGCGCCTTCATAGCCAGCACGGTTATGGAGTCGTTAGGTCAAGCCGTTGTCCAGCATCTGAACGAACAAGTAGACAAAAAAGACATTTCACCCTTTGATGATGAGGAGTAGGCTAAGCCTGTGTACATCCCGTCAGAAGCCTACTCAGCCAAGATAACGGATTTCCAGTTCCGTCTCTTTGCCATACTGTGCCGTTCTGCAGCCCCTGGAGGGCTCGTAGAGACCACAGTAGCCCAGCTTTGTATAGAGACTGGCAAAGCAAGCGACAAGACCATCCGCAGCGCCTTGCAAGGCCTTGAAGCATCAGGGTTAATTGAGACATCCCAGACCAAGCGTGCTAACGGATATCTGGGACGGAAGAAAATTACGGTAAAAAATTACCAAGAAGAAAAGCAAGAGTTGGTAGAAAATTACCGCACCTCACATGACTATAAGTCACATAGCAGTATAGCTAATAAGCTATTAGTACCTAATAGCCAATCTAGTTATAAATTAAAAGAATCTGAAACCGTAGGTTTCACAAAGGAGATAAGGGTTCCTATGAGAAGATGGGAAGATGATGGAGACTCTCTGGCAGGTTTTGGACTCGTTGAGCCGAAAGACGCCCCACAACCAAAGATACGAAAGAGCGACCCTAAAACTAGAGGCAAGCGACCAGAGCACGAATGGACAGCGATGGATGTTGCTGCAGAGTTTAGTTACCAAGTGGGCCGTAAATACCCGCTACTTCCAGGAACTGTTTCCGTCAAATCGCTATCAGGCGCAATACGAAAGTTCCGCTCACAGTACGGAACCACCCCGCTCATAGAGCTTGAACTGCTTCGGCTGTTCATGCAGGATGAGCGTAACTTCAAAGACATTGGGGATGAGGCTCCTCACCTTTACAAAAAGTACCTTGCCTCCTTCGGCACGAAGATGAACCAAGCAAGAGAAAATCTAGGGCTAAACAGAGTTACTGCTAAAGTTGAGACCACCCCAGCATCTGGTACTCTCAGCTCCAGTGACGGTCGTGTGTTCCAGAACTCTTTGAGTGGACGTGCACAACTAGAGCGACATGAAAAACGATTGAAAGGCAAGGAGAACTAAACGTGGCAAAAAAGATTACAAAGAAGTTTACAGCAACACTTACACTAAACACCGAACAAGGTGGCGCATGGTTGGCTAATGTCAGCCTTCTTACTCCAATGATTGATGATGACAATCTCAACTCAATGCAACCAGCAGAGGCTGTAAGTGCAGAAGCAGCTTGGAAAAATGCATCAGCAGGTAAGCGTTGGATTAAATCACAGGTGTTAGCAATGACCCCTCGCAAAAGCGTAAAGTTAGAAGCAACTAAAGTTGATAAAACAACTGACAAGCCAACGGCTTTCGTTGGGGTACTGGAGTTTAAAGCATAATGAATCCACTAAGTTACACATTAAAAGAAACACCTGATTTAATGAAAGACGAAGACTTCTTGGAATACCTTGAAGAGCACTCAGTCCCAGAAGCAGAAACACAGATTGCTTTTGCTGCTTGGCTTAAGGAAAACGAAGACAAGTAATTGGAAGAAGACGAACTAGAGCAAGCCCTAATGAGACTATTTGCGTTAGGGCTTGTTTCAGTTGACTACGATGAGGATTTAAGTCCTAGGTTTGCTATAACGGATGCGGGCCGAATAAAGTTAGAAAAAGAATTGGGGGGTAACACAGATGTATGACATCAACACTTTGTCTCCATTAAAAAAGCACTGGCTACTGCGGACTTCAAACATCCCACGTAGATTTATAGGGTTAGAACCAAGTGACATTACTGAGAAAGTAGGGTCATTCCCAGGAGAGGTATCTTCATGGGTTGATGATGTGACTTCAGGTCAGGTCATTAAAAGCATTGGGAACATTGGCGTAAACGGCGTAGGGCTTGTATTTGATGGTGGCCCTGGTCTTGGAAAGACTACTCACGCAGTCGTTGCTGCTATGGAGATTGTCCGTAACTTGCCAGATGATGATGCTCTAGCAAGTAAGCTACTGGGGTTAAACTCAACTGAGTACGGGTTAAAGTTTCGCCCTGTTTACTACATGACCTATCCAGAGTTCTTATCTCGTAAGAAGTCAACCTTTGATATGGATGGCGAAGATAAACGAGAGATGAGCTATGAGTTAGATGGGTTTCACGGTCGTTGCCGTTTTGACTGGCTAAATGTACGAGTATTAATACTTGATGATTTAGGTAAAGAATACGGCTCTAAGTATGACGACACATCATTTGATGAGATTCTAAGACTGCGCTACGACAAGGGATTGC